TGCCTGAAACAGTAGAGCTAGGTGTATATCCAGTGTCTATATAACTACTACTACCATTAAATACCCCAGCATCTCCAAACTTACCAGCACTATATGTTACATCAGTAGCCACACCATTATAATTTCCACCTAAATCATTAGCATTACCATTTAACTGATATGTAGCTACTGCACTTCCATCACCAAATATATCGTGGGTGTCAACAGTGCTCCCACTACTCTCACCATTAAACACCCCAGCATCTCCAAACTTATCACTTTCATAAGTTACATCTGTAGCATCACCATCATAGTTACCACCTAAATCTGTAGCATCTCCATCTAGTTGATATGTTGCTACAGCTGAACCATCACAGAATATATCATGTATGTCTACAGTACCAGTCGTAGTGGTAGTAGTCTCACCCAATACAACTTCATCACAACTATTATCAGCGTTAATTAATATAACATTATCGCCTTCAGCTACCGCATTAAATGTCTTTAACGCTGTACTTGTAGAATCATCTTCTATAATTATCTCTTTAGGTAAGTACTCAACATCTAACTGACTATCACACCAATCAGCTTCTAAGTCTGTTAATCCTCCACTAAGCGTATCGTCAGTAACTATGAAATTACTATCTATTGTATACGCATTACCAGTTTCTCCAGTAACTCCATACACTATTCTCATAGTATCTGAACCTATATTACTATATGTAGCTTCACTTGGTAGTGCTTCTGTAAGCAAGTTATTGATTGCTTCATTTGCATCTGCACCCACTTGTACATCATTAGCTACATCTGGCGTATCTCTATATGTAAATGTAGTTCCATTCAATACTATATTATGCCCATCTGCTGGTACTGTATCAAACAATACATCAGCACTCGCTTTTATATATGTTCCTTGTGCTTCTAATGGACTTATCCATTGACTATTATCTTTACTTGCTTTTATCATTATATTACCTCAAATCCATCATTTAATTCACTATCATCTTCTGATAGGTTGTCTACATAAGCATCATCTGCTTCTATTGGTGCATATACAATAACCATAGCTGCTGTATCTGTTTCACTTTTAAGTTCTCCAGCCTTAGTTGCATAAGCACTTATTGTATCTACTTCATCTGCATCAGTTGTTACATCATGTGCAACAAAGTCAAATGTTTTACCACTAGTATTGTGGTTTGTAATTGTACCATTGATACAAGTTATTGTAACATCAGAACCAGTTGAAGATGTATAACTACCTTGAGTAGTTGAACCTTCATTAACTGATTGACTTATTGTTATGATTGGTTCTATTGTTAATGTTCCACCAACTCTAACTCCACCTACAGTTGTTCCATCATGCAACTTCAATGTCTTATTTGTTGTATCAACTGTTAACTCTCTATTGGCTCCAGTAAAACTATTATGTTCAGCTTCTGTTCCACCTCTTAATTGTAATTGCTTACTCATCTCATAAACCTCCTAAGTCTAAATCTAATGCTTCATCTAAAGCATCTTGTACATTTGTAGCTGAGCTACCACTTGTTGCATTGTCATAACCAATACCATTTGCTTGTGTAGATACATCATAACTACTTGATGAAGCTATAACTACTTTAAAAGTATCCAAACTATAACCAGTATCATCAGCAACTATTTCAAATCTTACAGTTAAATCAGCATTTGGAATAGCATTTTTCCCCACTGTTAATAAGAATGTTGGTGCGATTGTTTCAGTATCTCCATTTGGGATAGCTAATGTTACATCAAATGATTTTAGTACGGTATCATCAGCAACATTTATAACTTTAACAGATACTACCCTTGCTTGGTTTATATCACTTGTAAAGGTCATCGCAGAATAAAAATTAATACTTGCATTTGTTTTAAATGTTACTGTATCATTTTCATCGCTAATATCAAATATATCTGTGTCAGTTGATGGTGTAGTTGAATTGATACTTATAGTTTGTTGTGTTGTAGTAATAGCTATTGAATCATCTTCTTCTATAACTGCTTGAGCTGTAGCTAAATTTGCGATTGATTCTGCATTAGAAATACAACAACCTTGAACAGTTTCAATACTTGTATCTACTTCATCTTTGCTGTAAACACTTAAGTTGGTTCTACTTGCTTCAATATCTGTAACATCACTTAAATTATTATCTTGGGCTAAAAAATCTCCAGATGTTGCACTTGCTTTTTCAGCCCAATGTTTAGATGAATATTCAGCTGTATCCGTTGCAGTAAAATTACCATCTCCATTTGAAGTATAAGTCTTAACAAAAACATCTTCAGCTTCAGTAGCATAACTATCTGCTGTCATTTTAAATGCTTCTGCTTCCCATACTTTAAGTTGAGCATTAGTTACACTTGTTGATGCTTGTCCTGCTGAACCTGAAGCTGAATTTGCACTTGCTAAGGCTTCAGCAGCTTTAATTGTAGCTATTTCTGCTTTTGCAGTAGCAATATTAGCATTTTCTTCTGCATTTTGTATATCAAGTATATTGTCTGCATTAGTATTGATAGCATTTATGTTTGAAGCATTAGTATTAATACTATCTATATTGGTTGCATTAATATTTATATTGCCTATACCATCTGCAACTATTCCAATTTTTGATGTACCTTCTCCACCTTCAACTTCTTCTGTAATGCTTCCATTATCTTCTATGTAAGAATATTGATTTGATAAATCATTTCCAACTATTTCTGCAAGAGTTAAACCATCAAATACAGCATCAAGTTTTACTTTATCAGCATACAAACTATCAAGAGTAATTTTGTCAGCAAATATTGAATCAAGAGTTTCTTTATCAGCAAACAAACTATCTAGTGTAGCCTTATCTGCATATAGACTATCTAATGTAGCTTTGTCTGCATAAATACTGTCAAGAATTGTTTTATCTGCATACAGTGAGTCTAATGTTACTTTATCTGCATATAGACTATTTATAGCAGTCTGCATACCTACTACTGTCACTATGTATGTTATATTAGTAGCATTAGTGTTAATGCTTTCAATATTATTTGCATTAGTATTAATATCATCTATATTCGCAACAATAATATTAATATCTGATGGATTCTCATCTAATTCATCAAGACCATCTGCAACTCTAACTTCTATTTTTTTTACTTCTGTTGATGCTATTTCATCATTAAGAATTAATGTATTATTTATTAAGTCATAATCATCATACCGAAATTGCTCCCAGCTATCATCAACTGTTAGTTGTTTATATATAGCACAATGTTGTTTTGTAGGTATATGTCTGCTTGAAACAAATTTTTGAGCAGTTGTTGTGATTACAAAATACTGTGAACTAACCATTTAATCTCCTTTAAATTGTATTGCTTCTATTATTAAGCCTACTTTCATAAGCCACACCATTTATCTCGAAACCATTGTCCTCCTTATTAATTATAGTAAGCCTAGTATCTTTAGCTTTTCCCATAATATAAGGCTTTCTTCCAAGAACATATTGACTTCCAATAACTCTTTCGTGGTTTCTAGTAGTATTCAATATCTTCAATTCAAAGATACTATCATAATTTGCTTTAACATATACAGTCTTTAAATTGACCTTATCGCTAATTCTTGTTTGACCTTGAATTGATGGTAAATACTCACTTAAAGTAACTGTTGATTCAAAATTAGATATACCACCATCTAAGAAAGATTCAGTTATTGGTTGTGGTGCTATAACCAATGAACCTAAACTTGAAGTACCTTCCCAAGTTCCAAGTATAAATAATCTATCTTCAGTTGTAAAAACAGAATGTATATCACTTTGAAATTGCCATTTGAACCAAGATGATTGTATCAGCTTTCCTAAGTCATCTAAATATTTATACACATAGAGTGTATTTGTTTCTGTCTTACTCTTAAAGAACAAAACATTATTTACTGATGAACCAACAATTTGAGATATGTCTGCATCAATATATCTTGGAATGTGCATTGTAATACTATCTGCTGAACTAACTGAATCTTCTAATCTATCTTTTCTGAATACATAAACTGTATTGTAGTTATGATTTAATGCCATAAAGAAAATCTTATTGTCAATAGTTATTGGCTGCACTCTTGTATTGTAATCATACTCAGAAATTAATGTTGCAGATATTGTTCTTGCAGTTAAAATTCCTTCGTGAACTATTGAAAACTGACTCTTATCTCCAAAGATAATTAAATCATTTTGTAAGAACTCAACATAGTGCAATCTAATAGCTTTCTTTGCATCAATATCAATATCAATTCTCTCAGAATCTAATTCAGTAACCTGAGTAGTTTTCCAAAAATTATAATACTCTCTAACCTCACTAAATAAAATACTATTTGGAGTTAATAATCCAAGTCTATTTTTAAAGAAAAATATATCAGTAATTCCAGTGCCTACAAAACTTGGTTTTTTAGAGTTGTCTTCATCTCCAACTTCTCTGCTGTTCCAAACAATAGGACCAAAAGTAAATGAACCATTAGCTTCTCTAACTAATTTATGTGGCATAGTTGAGGCATCTAAAGTCGTAAGTGTATCTTTGCCAACTGTTTCTGCCCATCTTGAATCAATACTTGTCAGCCAATAAGTAGCATCAGAGTTATTTTGTCCACCAACTTCTACAATAGTATTATAAGGCATTGAGCTTGGTAAATCTTCTTCTGTTGGAACTGTATTAAAAATATAACCTATGGCTTTATCTCCATAACTATCTGAAGTAAAAATGCTTGTAACAGATGTAATCTTTATTATATTGCCATCAAATACTGAATTTGGTATCTTTCCACTCATTAGCTCTGCAACACCAGTTGTTGTTAATGCCTTTTTCTCTTCATCTGTTGGCTCTGCTGGGTCAACTGGACTATATTTAACTTCATACTTAGTTCCATTAACTGTGACATAATATTCGTATCCATCTATTGGGTCTGCTCTTTTGACCCAAACAAATGCTTCATCAGTTATTGCACCAGTAGTAGCAGTTGTCATCTCAACAACTTTATTTCTATTAGTAATAAATGTAACATCTTTTACTGTTGAAGCACTATAGCCAGTATCACTTGAGAATGGTTCTAAGTATCCTGCTGAGTTGTCAACAACCGTAACTGCAAGTCCAGTATTAAGGTCAATAACTTTTAAGCCACTCTCGTCATAAACTACTGTATATTTTTCATTAAGTTCACCTGCTAAACCTCTATCATAAGAATATGTCCAACAGTTTGCAGAAACACCAGTATTATCATTAATTAATTCAACGGGATTTCTTCTTCTTAAACCAGAATCAATAGTGTGATAACAATTTGTACTCTCTTCAACTTGTTGAGCAAGTCTAAGTGATACATCTTGTTGTGAAACTCCACCGTGAAACGAGATTAACTCATTAACTACTTCCGACATATCGACTCCTAACTAAGTATATTAAATGTGTTTGCGTGGTCACTATCAAGCATATTAAACTCTCCAAGATAACCATTAGAATTTTTAGCTCTTACAAGAGCTGTTGACTCATCTTCTTTTGTAAAATTATACATAGCTTTATCACTAATCATTCTTGCTTGAAATATTCTTGCAGCATAAATAGTTATGTAATATCTTAATGCGTGAGGTAATGTTTCAAAACCAAGATTCCAAGTAACTGAACAACTAACTGGTGCATCAAAAATTCTTGAATGAGTAGTCTTATTATACAACTGCCAATCTCTAAGAATTATATTCTTCCCAGATTTGATTTCTAAACAATGTGGTGGTACTGGAATGAATCCATTTGTGTCAGGCAAGAATGGATAATTGACATCAGTATTAACTTCCCATCCTTCAGACAATATTGTTTGCTTTGCTTCAAAGATAACTTTTTGAGCAATCTGAGCTTCTAAGATATTATCAACATCCTCTAATGAAGTAATTGGTAATTCACCTATTGTTTGTAAAAGTATATTGATTGAGTCAGCTAAAAAATGTAGTGAATCATATTGCTCTTCGATTGCCATTTGAATCCTTTGATTATTATCTTAAAGCCAACACCGAAGGAGTTAGTGTTGGCTTTAAGATAATAACAAAAGGGAAGTTAATCCCTTGTTATTATGCTTGTGCTTCTGCTGCGATAGCTACTGCACATTCAGGTCTAAGAACTCCACAACCAAGTGCATATCTACCAGAGATAAGTGTTGCAAATTTGTTGAAGTCATAGTTTGACTCTGTTTGTAATCCAATTAAGTTTACAACACCAACTGCTTCTGAAGTAAATACTAATCCAGCAATACCTTCAATGTTAGAAGCAGATGCTAAATGGTTTGTAGTTACAAGATTTGCACCAGCAACTTTTTCTACCACACCAGAATCTAATCCACCATTACCATTTGTGTAATCTTTGTTGATTAAATCAGACTGAGCTAAGTATGAGTACATTAATTGACCAACAGCAATAACTGGGTCACCATATACATCATTTGTTCTCATTTGTGCTACTGCTTCAAAAGCTGCTGCTACAAATGCGTCACCTTTAGCTTTAGCTGTTGCTCCACCTACAATATCAGTATCAACAACAACTGCTGCTGCATCTGGGTTACCTGCAAGTCCTGCTGCTTCACAAGCTAAACCTAATTGTGCAACAATAGTTTTATCAATTTTCTGTGCAAGTACAGTTCCAATCATTTTTGTAATTGGTCCTCTTACATCATAATGAGCAATTTTTTCTTCTTTACCATCAATTCTTCTAGCATCATAGATTAAGTTATCAATAGCTATGATTCTTTCATCCATATTAACTGGATTAACTGAAATATCTGTTCCAACTTGTGTATCGTTACCAACATCTCTACCTTGAGTTAAAGCTAATGTATCATTATCTTTACCACTAATTACAAATTGTGCTGAACTACCGTTTTCGATTGTTTTTGATTCTACCAATGGTAAGAAAATATTTACTCTATCAAAAGCTTCTTTTACTTCCATAAAAATTTCTTGAGATAAATCTCCACCTGATGTTGAACCTGTTAAAATTAATCCTGCTGACATATTTTATCCTTGTGTGTGTTTGTTTTTTGTTATCTGTTTGTATGGTTAATACCTAAAGACTCTGACAAAAAACAATCTAGGACTCATCGTAGATGTTTGTGTAGAAATTAGCTAGGCAAAGCCTAACTAACAAATAAGTTACTGGAAGTATAGCATAACAGTAACTTAAAGCTTGATTAAGTCTATTGTTTACCAATAGAACTTTTTGACAACTTAGCACTAATCTTAGTCATCATCGCTGTTCTTGCAGTCCCAGTAAGCTTATCAGCAGCTCTCTTGTCAGAGAAGTATTCAGCTTCAGTCTTGTAAGAACCAGTTGTAGTTGCTGCGTTACTTGCACTTGGAACAATTCTATTATCAACTTGTCCACCATTACTAAGCTTGACATAATCAGCTTGTAAACCTTTTACAGCATACTCACTTAGATTTGAATCAGTTACACCTTTAGTATAATCTGCTTTTTGAGCATCAGTTAAATGTTCACTCATAAAATCCATCATAGTGTCATATTGTTCTTTTCCACCAACTACACCGTGAACTCTATCAATATTTTCTTTTGACTTGTATGCAGCCAATTCAATTTGCTCAGGAGATATTCCGTGTTTTGCAGCTTCTTCAATTTGTTCAGGTGTTGCAACCATTCCATTTTCAATAAAGCTATCTAAATTTGCAGTGATGAACTCTTGTTTTGCAGATTCAGTTTCTTTAACTTTATCAGCTTCAATATCATCTCTTTTATTTTGACTCTTTTCATCTTTAAGTTTTTTTGCAATCTCTTCTGCACCTAAGTTTTTAGTTTCAAGTTCAGCATATTTTGCTTTCCACTCTTCTACTGTTAATTCAGGTTCTTTATTTGCAATATCACTTGGAAGTTGAACTCCATCATCAGCAGGTGGAGTACCACCATCTCCTTCAGGTACTACTGGTGGGATTACTTCATCTGCCATAATTATTTACCACCCTCTAATAGAACTTTTAAATCTTTTGTCTTTGCATTTTTCTTATAGTCGATACCAGCAGTATCTAAATCAGCCATTACTTGTTGTCTTTCAGTCAGTGGTTTTGGTTCTTTAGTTTCTGTCTTAACTTCAGTTTTTACTTCTGTTTTAACTTCATCTTTTTTAACTTCAGTTTTTGGTGCATCAACTTTTTTTGCTGAACCTTTGCTTCTGAAATCTTTTACCCAATCCATAAGATTAACTTTCTTATCTGTCTTCTTATATTCTGCCATCTCTCTTTTTGTTGCTGTAATTGTTGCCATTTGTTTTTCCTTCTTTAAATAGTTACTGGTTGGACTTACAACACGGATTGTTTGCCTACTATACTTATTATTGTTGTGGTTGCCCACCTTGACTTGCTACTGATGAACCTGCTGTTTCACCTGCACTTTTTGCTGCACTCATACCCATCTCATTCATAGCAGCTTGTTTCTGAGCTTCAGCTCTTTCTGTTTGAACTTCTTTTGGAGTCTTAATAAGATTAGTTACATTAATACCATCATAAGCTGCATATCTTGTAATTAACTCTGGTTCTTTAATCCAAGTTCTTAACTCAAGTGCTGCCATTCTTTGCATAAACGCATCTAACTTTTGTGATTCAATATTTTTACCAAGTGCATCTAAACCAGTAATAACATTTACATCAATAGTTTCAAATGTTATCTTTAGCTCACCCATTATCTGAAGTATCAACCATTTAGAAAACTTCTTAGACATTATACTATAAATTCCAGCTAGATTTTTCTCTAACTCTTGTGCATCACGATTAATTTCTTCAGCAGTAACTCTCTCAGCTTGTCTTTGAGTACCTTGTCTTGATAAAAATGCTCTATCAATTTGCTGCTTCAATTCATTTCTAAGTTCCATTGGAATTTGAAAGTCATAATTTTTACCAAGTTGTAATGCTGTTACATCATCAGCTCTACCATCAACTACTGCTCCATTTTTACTATCAGAAACATCTTTTTTCTTAGTTGAACCAAGTGGATTAACCATTAGTAAAACTTTAGATGCAACAATACTTCCTTCAACCAAGACTTTATTCATAGCTGCATAATCTTCAAGTAAACCTTGAAATTGCTCTGCAAATGGTCTATGATAAGTATCGCCTTGTTGTCTTGTCCAACCAAGATATACATAAGGTAAATTATCTTTTTTAAATGTTGATTCTCCACCTACAATTTCATCACCTTTTGATTGAGTAACTGTCCACTTATCATCTTCCCAATGACATAATGTATATAACTCAACTTCTTTTTCACCTTCATCTGCTTCAATACCATCAGGTAAATTATTTCTATCAAGAGTTTGTTTAGTAACTATTTGTAATGGGTCACCTACATCATTAAGTTTTACAGCAAAACTTCTTAAACCATACCACTTAATACCATTATCTTTAACTTTTTCCACTACAACTGGTGAAACGGCAACCATAGTTTGAAGAAATGCTCCAAATTGAGGTCTAATAGATTGATTTTCAATCTCTTTATTAACTCTATCACTTGCTTCACTTAATAAAGCACTTGTTTGAGCTAATGAATCTGCATCACCTTGAGTAAATTCAGCTAAAGCTTGAGCATCAGGCTCGAATCTAAAACTTGAACCACTTGCAGGAAGTAATGTTAATTCCATTTGAGCAGCCAATGAATTAATTGCTATTGCAGAATATCTACTTGCATATCCATCTGTCATTGCATCAGAACTACTAGCTCCATCTTTAGGGAATAGGGCAGGAATAGTTAGCTTCGCTAACTCTTCTGCCCGTGTTTCGTAATCACTTCTAGTAGTAATCAACTCTTCATATATTGTTTTTGGATTTAATTGTGTATCAGCCATCTTAGAATCCTAACCCAACTCTACCAGAGCCAGAACCAAATGAACTTGTAGTTCTTGGTATTAATAAATCACTTGCAACTTGTTTTTTTCTAGTCTTTTGGTCTGTACCATAAGCTGTTGTAGCTGATTCAGATGTATCTATATTCATTCTTCTTGCCTTATCTCTCTTATCAGCCTCATCTTGAGCTACTCTTTGAGCTGTCTGAGTTTCTTCGTGCTGTTTAGCTGCTGCTTTTCTATTCTTTTTCTGTTCTTCACTCGACACAAATGCCGATACTACTACTGCTGCTGCTGCTGTCCAACCCATATCTTAACCTTTATAAGTAAAAATCATCTGGAACTTTAGTATCTAAAAGATTCTCATTATAAGTTTCTCTCAGTCCTATAATGTCAAATACCAAATGTATTCTGTCACTGTCACCATTGACAACAGAGTGTTCAACCATATTATTCAATTCAAACACTTCTCCTTCTTTGAAATGCCTACTCTCACCACCAACAATGAACTTGCAATCTTCATTAGTTGTGATTGGTATGTGTATTCGATGTGCTATGTCATAAATTCCCCCTGAGTCGATATGTGTATCTATTATTTTATTAGCTTCAAGCTTAACAAGTACCAAAGATTGAAATTGAATATGCTTATATCCATAATGTTTTTTTATTTTTTCAACAGCATCTTCTAGTAGTGGATGATATTTCATAAAAACTTCTGCATCCATAAATCCATCAACATCGTGAAGGACATTATATAGTCCTACAACAATTCTTGTAAATCTTTGGTTGAGCAAAAGCTCCCTCATACTTCTTTTTGAGAAGTCTTCTTGTTTTGCTAAGTAAGAAATCTCTTCAAAGCTATCTGTTTTACCAAATTCAACAAAGTTACCCATTACTTTAACCTTTTAGAATAGATAACTTCAGCTACACCATATCCCATTTTCTCAAGGAATCTACCAAAGTTATTACTAACCTTAGTATGTTGTAAAATATTATCTACATTTCTAAGTTTCAACTCTTCTTCACACTTTTTTAATAGTTTCATAGCAATTCTAGTACCTCTTTTACCATCAACTACATAAAATACATCTTGATGTGCATCAATAAAATCCATACAGTGCATATTTGGACTGACAAACCAAGCTGAATAACCAACAATAGTATTATTATCATCTCTTGCAACCACTATAAATGCTTGTTTTGATTTTTCCATTAATAAATATTTAGCTATATATGGATTTAAGTGCATATCTTTTCTATTTACTAACTCAAGTCTTTGTGTTTCAAGCACTGCCCACATCTCATCGAATAGTTTTTCTGTTATTGGTTCTACTTCATACTTAATCATTTTTACAAAGTCCTTCCATCAAATCTATTAACTCAAACTTTCCAGTGGTCTTATCTAGTTCTCTAACAGTAACCTCTTCTCGTGGAAACTTATCAGGAACAACCTGCTTTAAATACTGAACTACTACTGACAATGGTGTACTTGCACCTATATCCTCTTTTTTTACTTCTACTGAACTCATATTAACTCCTTCACAGTCATATTGCAACATTATAACCTATTAATTCTTTAAGATAAACTTAACTATACTTTCGTATGAGCATACAAACAAGATTAAAACTAGCAAGATACGGACCAATGAACTATATGATGCCAATAAAAGATGAGGTAGATAGAGTTATACCAAAGGTTGACCACAACTTTACAAGACATCTTGACCTAAATCAGTTATCTCAAAAAATATTACAAATTTTTTCTAACCCACCACTTAAAGATAAGTACACCAAGATACATTTGATAGTAATTAATGATTTCAAGAAGCAGCCAAACAATAAAAAGGCACTTATTAAGAATGTGCATCAAAACTTGATAAGAAAATTAGTATATTTTTATGAGAATCCACAGTATTACAACCATAATTTTGAACACTTCTGCATTAATTGGATTGTTGGCTGCATATTTCAGATGAGAAAAACCATAATAGATAATATGTATCAAACTGGGGACATACCATATACTAATCCAAATCATCCTTCATCAAATGGAAGGTATAAATTCTACAAACCTATGCTAAATAAATGTACTATTGTAATGGCACATAAGATTCACGACCTATTGCAACCATCATTAGATAGATACAAAAAGATTATGTAGCTTTATATTTTTTTCTACAATACTTAATTAGTCTGACAGATAAGTCTTCAATCATATATGCTCTAAATTCAGTTTCATTACATTGTATTCCTATCTCTTCCATTAAAAAATCAATTATATGTGTTGATTCGTGAATTATATGCCTATAATTATACTTCTTTTTGTTGACGAACATACAAAATGCTACACCATTATCAATATAGACCTTACTTGCTCTGGCTACTGAGTGCTTATCCACCTTAAAATCTCCATTATTATCTAAGTCCATTGATTTATTCCAGTGCTTAGGCTTGTCATAAAATGCTACACTAAATTTAGTGAATAAATGGAAGCTAGCATAATTTGGGTTCTTACTCATTAGAAAGCCACCTCTTCTTCAAGTTTCCTATTATTATATTGGTCAATACCTTCTTTTATCTTGGTTAGATTATAACCTAGTTAATATTAATACAATATAAAAGTAACCTAATGGTATATATACAGTAATCACCTTTATATAATATTTTATTATTTTTTTAAATAGAAACATGATACGCAGTATCAATGTTTCGGCTATACATATTACGATACCAATACCGTTCATCTTGAACCTACGGTTCAGATTCACTTTCTTTTACTGCTCTTTTCAAGAAAAGTTTAAGAATTGTTTGAAATAATATAGTCACTTAATATACCTTTTTCTCTATGGACTTGATTACAGTTTCCCCCTATGCCTAATTCTAACAGTGTCAATGAACTTAGTGTTTATCGAGTGTGTAGTGATGTTAGTTTTGCTATGATAGAGTGAGATTATGTTTGTGTAAAATGCTTATCTATTTGAGCAAAGCCTATAAGGTATCAATCAAGTCAGGTGTAGGTGTGTGAAGAGTTGAGTGTGAATGAGTGTGTTGAGTATCAACCAAGCTATTAAATGTTGAAAGCTTTTAGCTCTAAGTAACTAAACCTTGTGTATCCATTCACTTAAACCATTTCTAAAGGTAACCAATAACACTCAAGCAATTCCACAGAAATAGTGTCATATCTATAACCTGCTGTCTTTCAACTCTTCTAAGAATTTGACTACTGGTGTATTTACTATTCCTACCCAATTTATATTTTCATTACTCTTTTCACCGTGTTTTTTGCAATACCTATAATCGTTCGTACTTGTTCACTACAATTTTGTTCCAAAATCTACTTCACAAACTCTCTAATAACATATTACACTTATACTAATATTACCAAGAGCATAATACTCCTTCGTAAACTCAGTCCGTTTATATCTTGCCAAGATTATTCTAAGCTTAAAAATATGTTATTTAACGGTAATTTCAAAAAAACAAGGAGAACGAAATGAAAAAGAAACTAAATTGGGCAGGAACAGAAGAATACAAAGCAGTATTCAAACACTTAGAAGAAAGACAACTGGATACAGATAATGAATATTTCTATGTGGAATTGCTTGAGAGTCAAGGGTTAGCAGTCTTTAGAAAAGATTTAAGAGAATGGATGTCAAGCTTAAAAGTGACATTAGATGTAAAATCGTTCAAGCTTTAATAGCTTGGATGATACTTTTTTTTGTGTGAGATGTGAAGATGAAAGGAGAAGATAAAATGTTTATATATGTGTTAAATGAAAAGATTTGGGATGTGAATAAGTTGTTAAAAGGTATTGAGAGTATTGATGAATGTAGATATTTGGATGATATGATTGTTGCAAAAGAAAAGGTAAGTGGTACTTGGTATAAATGTAGTCAGAGTGTAAGAGAAGATGAAGTTGAACCTGAGTGGGATAGAGTTAAGAGTTGGGAATTAGACAAAATATTATGTGGAGAAGAAGTTGATTATATAGATGTTGATGCAAAGGTTAAATCTTTTGATGTTAGTAATGTAGAAGCTTTTGAAAAGTGTAATAGAAGTTATGTTGATGATAATATCCACGAGGGATTTGAATCAAAAGATTTTTGGAGAGATGGATTTAGTTGTTAAGGAGCTGATGATGTATTATGTTGAATATGATGATGATTATAATAATTATTGGAGATTAAGAGTTTATAGTAATGACCATAGATTAGTTTGTAGTCCAACTATATATGCAACTAATCAAACAGAAGCAGTTGAACTTGCAAAAGAGAAGGCAAGAATTATAGATGCTAGTGAACAAGTAAGAGTTAATGTTAGTGCAAGTCTAACCACAAACAACCACAGTCTAAGGACTTAAAAAATATTACTCTTAGGAGAAACAAATGTTTGGAAAAATGAAAGAATTATTTATGAGGGCAATGGCAGGTATAGGTGCAATGATGAATATGGGTACGCAACCAGCAATGAAGATGAAGAAAGTTAAAGGTAAAAACAGAAAGAGAAGAGTTACAGCATCTTTAGAGTCTTGGAATAAGACAAATGCTATTAGAAGTAAAGCAATTCCATTTCCTGATAGTGCTAAGTTAGAAAATGGTAAGCACGAATGGTGTATGAAGAATGGTAGTTTTGAGAGAAGAGCATCGTAATGAGTGATTCATCAGATGAACATTTAAAAGCTATGAGATATGAGCCAAAGAAGGTTTGGATTAGTCCTGATGAAAAAGATAAGATGGATAAATTCACTAAAGAGTTTGAAGAGAAAAATAAAGTTAAACAATATGATGGTAAGGGTAAAGAAATAGATGGCATATAATTTTGATGAACCAAGTAAATGTTTTATTAAGTGGTATATATGTGCAATAGTTGTTGTGGTGACTGGTGTTGGTTCATATATAGTTGGAAGTATTGGGATTCAATTCTAATGACAGATTTATATAAAAATATGTATAAGCTTGAAGTTGAATCACATTTAGTTACTCAAAAGCAAAATAGATTGCTTAATAGAGAAGTTGAAAAGTTAAAAGCTTTGATTGAAGTTGAACGAGCTGCTAATGAAGAGGCAACCAATTCAATGAATAATATGATTAGTAGAGTTCAAAGTTATACAAAAGATATTACATTGGAACTTCACGCATAAGGATACATAAGATGAATAGATTAGAAGAACATAACCAAAAAATAGCTAATTTGAAAGCAGAGTTATCGAAAGTGCTTAGTGGTCAAAGAGTTCCTAGAAAAACTTATTGTGAAAGAATTTGGGAAGAGCCAGAAATAACTAAGCTTATTGAGTTAATAGAAGAAGATAATGACATTTCAACACCTGCAATAGCAAAAGAGCTTGATAGAACAAAAGCTAGTGTAGCAGGTGTGATGAGAAGACTTGGGTTTAAAAAAGTTTGGACAGTATGCCCTATTAAAGCTGCTCAAGAAAAATGTGTAAGAAAAGGAGCTAAATAATGTACCAAGATGAATATAATGATGGAATTGATTTAGAAGATACTATGGATAATGCTGACAGACTTAGAGATGAAGCTATTGATGATTTTATGTTCATTGAAAAAGAAGAAGATGCAATAAGTGCTGTTAAAAGGTATCCGAGTTTATGCAGATACTTACCAACTAAATGGGAATATGTTTATCAAATTATCAAGCTTGAAAGCATTGGTTCAGCACTTCATAAAGATGCTGTATATTATCACAAGCAACTTGAAGAGTTGAAAGTTTATATTCGACCAGTAAAGGAGTAGATAAATGTTTAGAGAACATTATGAAATGAATGAAGACCCAAGAGAATTACTAAAGGAATGTAATGAAGAAGAATTTGGGACTAAGAATAGTCAAAAAAAAGAAAAAACTTATAAAATTACCAGCATTGTTGGAAGAAAAAAGAGTTTTTGCATAACAAAAGAGAATGTAGAAGAGCTAGTTGACTTTGATTATTGGAAAGTTAAAACTGAAGGTGTTAAATTGCATAAAGCTTATCTTTTAGCTATGAAATATGCAAAAAACGGATATATAAATGGAAGAATTAAAAGATTACTAAGGAGATTATGGTGGTAAAAGCAAAACATAAAGAATTATTAAGTCTTGGTATGACTTTTCTTCATCAATTTAATGAGGAACATCCTGAAAAAGAATATATGGATGTTAGAGAATCATTAGAAATGCTTGGTAAACAAGCTAAAGTAACTTTAGGCAACCAAGCAGAAGCAGTGAAATATGGTACAGCTTGTAGTTTAAAACTTACAGAAGTATCTGGTCAAGAAGAAATTGATGCAAATCTTTTACTTCTAAGTATTGGTTTAGTTGGTTTGCTAATGGAAGATGATTTCTTCAAAGGAAGTCGAGCTATGACTGTAAAAAGATTATATTGGGGAATCTATAATAAGATTGAATCATATCATCAATTTACTGACCAGTTCAGAAATTCGAATAAATTAATAGCAAAATTGGAGGACAAATATAATGAGTAATCAATGTATAAATACAGCAATGATTCAGTGCTTTTGGTGTGGAGAAGCAAGTGGTATTGCAATAGGACAAAAGTTAGTTAGTTGTGATAAGAAATGGAAGACAAATTATATATTTGGTGGTTATGAACCTTGTGATAAATGTAAAGAGAATAGAGAAAAAGGTTTTACAGTTGTTCAAGCACAAGATAAGCCAGTTAACGAAGGACAGCCAGAAATACAAGATGGAATTTATCCTACTGGTGTTTGGATAGTAGTTAAAAATGAATCTTTGGTTGAATTATTAGGTCAAGAAACAGTTGATTTAGGTATGTGTTTTATGGACAAAGAAATGATGGAAAAAATAGGATTAATAAGATGAGTTTAAGTTGTGAAGAATGTGTTAAGACAGATAATCATTGTTGTTTAGCAGATATACCATTGGATGTATTAGAAGGATTATTTCTATCTAAACTTGCAAAAGATATAGGTATAGATGTTATGTTGGTTGAGCATCCAAAGTTCAATGAAAAGTTAGTGATACTACCAAAAGATACTCCACAAGGAACTGATATTACTCATATACCTTGTGCATTTTTAAAAGATGGTAGATGTAGTGTGTATGAAAATAGACCATTTATTTGTAGAAGTTATGGAACTGAGTTTATCAAATGCAGATATGAAGTTGCAGGGATTACAGCCAAAGAAGAGATTGAATCACTTTCAGTAGAAGAAATTAAAAAGTTAGATTCAGATTCTCATCTTGCAAGTGGTGCTAAAAGTCATTTTGATGAAACTCAAATATATAGATGTGGAGTTAAGAAATGAAACAAGTTGAATTTGAAATACTTGAAGCTAATGAATATGTAGCAAAAAATATGTATAAATCTATTCAAAATAAATATGTTGATTTAAAAAAAGAAAAAATCAGACAATATTATGAATGGAAAGAGTTGAAAATCAAGCTAGAACAAGAAAGAACTAGAAGAAAAAAAAGAGGATTATAATATGGGTGTTAAAACTGAAATAAAAGCATACGACAAATATGTTAAAAAGTGTAAAGCAAAAAAGATTAAGCCAATGGATTTAGTAGATTTTATAATAGAAGTGGAGAGTTAAAATGAGTACAAAAATAACAAACAATACTGGAATCAGTTTACCAATAGCTGTATGGTTAGCAATAGATGAATATGATTATAGTGACCAAGAAAATTTAATATCAGCTACAACATTAATAAAACCAGTAAAGCAAATAGTTTTAGGTAGAAGATATAAAGAAGCTGATAAAGAGATGGATGTAGCTGATTTACTTGCAGTTAAAATGGGTACAGCTTTCCATAATGATATTGAAAATGCTTGGAAATTAAAAGATAAATGTATTGAAGCTCTTACTGCATTTGGATATAAAAATCCTGAAGCAATATATGACAAAATTACATTTGAGAAGAGAAGCTCAAAAGAATTTGGACGATACGAAGTATCGGGAAAATTCGATTTGGTTTTTGATGGTATAGTTGCAGATATTAAAAGTACATCAACTTGGACATATATATTTGGTTCAAATGATGATGCCTATATAAAGCAATTAAGCATTTATAGAGTTCTTCATCCAGATTTAATTGTAAATGATGCAGGCTATATTGAGTTTATCTTTACTGATTGGTCTGCTGTAAAAGCTAAACAAGATTCTCAATATCCACAACAAAGAGTTGCAACTAAAAAGATGGAACTTATGAGTGTTACAGACACAGAAAAATGGATTACAGATAAACTTGCATTGGTTGAGAAGACTGAAAAATTACCTGATAATAAGCTCCCAGACTGTACTGATGAAGAGTTATGGAAAAAAGAAGACAAATGGAAGTATTATGGTATTAAAGGTGCTAAGAGAGCTATTAAGGTGTTTAATACACAAGCTGATGCAGAGTTAATGTTATCAGTAAAAGGTAAAGGTGAAGTTAAAAAGTTTGCTGGTGGTGTAAAAAGATGTAAATATTGTAGTTATATAAACTTCTGTGACCAATATTCAAGACTACAAATGCAAGGACTTATTAATGACTAAAAATATATCAATGTCATTTGTTGAATTTGAAGAAATCATCAATAGTGCAATTTCTTTTTCAGACTTAATTTCTATGTGTATTAAAGCTGAAAATATAAATAACCCAGAATATCAAAAGTATATGAAAGAAGCTTCTGAGCTTTTTAACTTAAGTATGGTAAAAATAAAAAATAAGATAGGAGAAAACAAATGACCAAAGATGAAATATATTTTATAAGTCAAGTAGAGTTAAATAGAGGTGTAATTAAAAGTGTAAAACATAAAGATATGTTATGTGATATTCTTGGATTAGGAACAAAAACTATTCAAGATGAATTAACAAATGCAAAGCATCTTGGTATTAAGTTTTATTGGGATGTAGTTCAAAAGCTAAATCATACTGAACAAAATGATTTAATTGCTAGATTTTCAAGAGGAAGATATAGCAAGGTTGCAGCACAAATAATTTTCAATGATATAGTATTGAAACAAACAAAAGGAGTTTAAAATGGCAAAAGCAAGTGTAATGAGTTGGGAAAACAAAAAAGTATCAAATGTAAATGAAAATATACAAATGACAGTGGCTAATAAAAAGTTAGCAGTTTTAAATATAGTTACGTTTGATATTGTTGATACTGATGTTGAAGTAGTTGAAAATGATTTCTTTGGTAATGCAGGTATTCCTGATGGAAGTGAATCATCAACTCAAAAGTGTATTGCATATTTAATTACAGATAAAAATGGAACAGTATGTGGAAGTAATGACTGGTTAGATGGTTCATCTAAAAAGTTTGCATTAGAAACTTATCCTGAAGAGATGATTCCAGTTATCAAGAAGTCAATTAATCTAAATAAAGGTATGACAGAAAGTATTGGAGTTGATATTCATTATGTTACATTTAATAAGATAGAAGAACTTTCACCTGAAATGTTAGAAGTGCTGCAACCAAAGATTGAGAAGTCACAAGCTGCATATAAAGATTTAAACAGTCAAATTGCTAAATTCAAAATGGCAGATGGTACATCTGATTTAGATAGCTTTTTGGATAGATATATGTTCAAAAAGCATATTCTTATTCAAGGTGAAAAAGGTGGTGGTAAAACTTATGCAGTTGATGCAAAGTTAAGAGATGAAGGTATTGATTCAGAGTTTATCTCAGGTCACGAAGGTATTGAAGCAACTGACTTATTAGGTTATACATTGCCAAGTAAAGATGAAACTGTTTGGTTAGATGGTGCATTAACAAGAGCATTTAGAAAGGCTGTTGATGGTAAAGTTGCATTGTTTATTGATGAAACACTTAGAATCCCTGCAAGAGAGTTAAATATCTTGGTTGGTGCAATTACTCCATCTTCTGTTGGTACATATAGACTTAGAACAAATAGATTAGTTAATGTTATTGATGGTGTTGGAGAAACTGAAGTAATTGAAGTGCCAATGGGTAATCTATGGGTAATTGGAACAACAAATGTTGGAGCTGGTTATGCTGTTGATGAAATTGATGATGCACTTGCAGATAGATTTATTGTGGTAAATAAAATTACAACCAATACAGAATTAGAAACCATCTTGTTAAGCTGTGCTTCTACAGATGGTATCAGTAATAAGATTGTTTCAGAGTTAATTGAATTTTATACTCAAATGAGAGATTTAGTTCTTGGTGGTGAGATTGAAAAGAATGTAAACACAAGACATTTATGTGAAGTGTTACAGTTTGCAGAAAGTGATGCTGAGATTAAAAGTTATCTTATGGATAGATTACCAACTTGGACAAGTATTGATGCAAATGGGAATCCTAACAAGGCAGAAAAAACTATTATCACTAAACTGATTAGACGAATTATTAAGTAGGAGATGTTATGGAAAA